ATGTCAGTAGCATTTCGAGTGGATCAGGTAGAGTACCCGTTCCCAGCAAAACCACAGCCATTATCAGAAGCACGTAAAGCTGAGTTAAAGGCAGAGATCAAAGCCTTGCTTAAGGCCCGTAACGCGGTGCTTGTCGCACACTATTACACAGACCATGAAATTCAGGCTCTCGCTGAAGAGACTGGCGGCTGTGTGGCTGACTCGTTGGAAATGGCGCGCTTTGGTAGAGATGTAGAAGAGCAAACGTTAATTGTTGCTGGCGTTCGCTTTATGGGCGAAACAGCAAAGATTCTTAGCCCGGAAAAGACCGTGCTAATGCCTACACTTGAAGCGACCTGTTCCCTTGATATTGGTTGCCCAGTGAAAGAGTTCAGCGAATTCTGTGACCAGCATCCTGATCACACTGTTGTGGTTTACGCGAATACATCAGCAGCGGTGAAAGCTCGCGCTGATTGGGTAGTAACGTCAAGCATAGCGTTGGAAATTGTTGAGCACTTAGACAGCCAGGGCAAGAAGATCATTTGGGGTCCAGACAGGCACCTAGGTTCTTACATCGCAAAGCAAACCGGCGCCGACATGCTAATGTGGCAGGGCGAGTGTATCGTTCACGATGAATTCTCTGCACAGAAACTTGCAGACATGAAGGCCTTGTATCCAAATGCTGCGGTTCTAGTTCATCCTGAATCTCCGGCGAGCGTAGTAGACATGGCCGATGCGGTTGGCTCAACCAGCCAGCTTATTAAAGCATCGCAAACCATGAATAACGACACCTTTATCGTCGCTACCGATAAAGGGATCTTCTACAAGATGCAACAACTTACGCCAGAGAAGACGTTTATAGAGGCTCCAACGGGCGGTAACGGCGCTACGTGCAAAAGCTGTGCTCACTGCCCGTGGATGGCGATGAACGGCTTAGAGGCGATTAAGGCGTCTTTAACAGGTGAGGGTGACGGTCATGAAATCTTTGTTGATGATGAGTTACGCAAAGGGGCACTTATTCCGCTAGATCGAATGCTTAACTTTTCAGCTGAGTTAAAAGCGAAAGGTGGGCTGTAAACGCACGTTTTATAAGCACTTGTTGAATAATTTCCAGCAAGTTCTTGATTAAGCGCGCGGCTTTACCTACTATACGCGCGCTCAAGGATTTTCGTAGTCGAAATCTTCTTGAAAAAAAATTTGGAGAGGTGGCTGAGTGGCTGAAGGCGCACGCCTGGAAAGTGTGTTTAGGGTTAAACCTAACGAGGGTTCGAATCCCTCTCTCTCCGCCAAATACAAAGAACCGGCTTTACGCCGGTTTTTTTGTGTCTACCGTGTAGCCGCCGACGAAGTTTGGCGAATGGCGCGGAGTAGTTTGGCGACACTTTTAGACTTTAGCGGCCTTATTTATCTGTTTTTCTCTACCCCAATTGATGCGTTTTATACCTCTCTTACTTGCCCACTCTCTGATGGCTCGTTTCATATCCATTGTGACTATCCCATGCCCTATATAAATAACAACATCGTTTTCACCATGTGAGTGTGCATAAAACTTGAAAGTACCTTCAGGAAAGGTTAGCCGAAGAATCCACCCTGTTATGAATTCTTCAACTTGAACTTGATTAAACGTGTCGACTGTATAAGGCATTTTTAAACCTTTTTTAAACAGTTCTTGCCGTTGTTGCGTAGTATCTAACTTTCGGTCCACCAGACAAGCCTGGTGCCGTCATAACTACCCCACGACTATCCGCTCCAACGAAGACAGATATTGTTGGCTCAAACTCTTTGGTTGATGATTTAACAGGTATGTCACCCATCCTCGCATGCAACTTGCTTCTTTCTACAATGATCGAATCTGAATCAGTCGATATGATTTTTACTCCTGTTGTATCGAGAACAGATATTTCCACCCTAGTTACATCGTTTTCACTAAAATCGAAGTATCCATCTTCTAGAACTAAACCAGAAGGGTTGCTTGGCTTGAGGCGGAATGTTTCTCTATTGGCGCGCCCTGGAAAGGCTGTTAAAAGACCATCAAACTCGAATGTGAACGATATCTTATCGATAATGTTCAAAACATTATTTTGAACTACTGCAGCAACATTCACGTTTACAAAGGTGGGGGAGCTTTCAGCGCCATCATCATCTACAGTCACTAACTCGAATGTTAGAACCTGTGAGGCTATTTTACTGGGTGATACAGCACGAGGCTTTGATGGTTCTTCTAGGTTGAGCGTGACGATGTCACCCGACGTTTGAGTCCAACGCCACTCGACAATGGTGCCGTCCACGTCTTGCGAATTGGTGCCGTCCAATAAAAATTCGACGCCAGCATCCACTGATAGATCAGCACCAGCATTGGCAATTGGTGATTGATTGGCTACGGCCTCAACTACAATGTCAATCTCTCTACTACCTACTGCACCATCTTCATCTGTGACGGTTAACCGAAGCTTTACGGTTTGCTGCACGCTACTACTAAAAGCAGTCACGTTCGTTGACGCGCTGGTTGGTGTAGCTATCGAAACAGATTCAACACCATTATCTGCCTGCTCCCATAAATAACTACTTACTGTTCCATCAGAGTCTGAAGAGGATGTGCCATCAAGAGTAAAAGTTTCACCTGCTGCTACCGTTGTTTTTGATGCAACAATGTTAGCGGTAGGTGCTGCATTACTACCTTGCGTAATATAAAAGGTACCGTTCGCAATTACCGAGTCGGTTCCATCACTTACCGTACAACGAACAGCTATATTTGCATCCTCAGCTTCTGCAAGAAAGCTTGTACTTGCTGAATTAGGATCGGCTATCGTAATGGTTGGTGCACCATTAGAAAGTTGTTCCCAAAGATAGGTTAGCGTATCCCCGTCTGGGTCATTAGCTTCACAGACCAAGGGGACCGTAGAGTTAGGGGCATAGTCTATTTCGGTCCCTGTAATTGTAGCGGTAGGTTTGGTGTTGGTTTGAACGAGGGAACTTGAGTAAGTAACTACATCAACACCTTCAATTCTCATTGAGTCGTCATTTACAGAGGGGTTTGTAAACTTATAGCCAAGAGTTAAAGGCGCGTTTAAATCCGCTTCAAAAATATAGTGTTTTGTAGTTCGCGAGACACCATCAAGAACATATACTGCCCGTTCCTTAGGAATAATACGTAACCCGTAAGTATGGGCCGAACGAACAGTTTCTTCATTATTATTTAAGTCACCTCGGCCGATGATACCGATTACCTTCCGAGTCCATTCCTCAGATAGCGTCCCACCATTTTCCTTCACTTGCATCAACATTCTAGTTGAAGCGGCTGAAGAATCTGGCCACCACAATGATATTTGCGTTTGAGGATTATCTATATTGTCAAATAAACCAACACTACCGGTAATATCCTCGGGTCCGTTTTTACCATGGCGCTTAAAGACAATATCTATCATATCGTGGTCAGCTAACGTGATAGTGTCACCCGTCCATTTCGCTGCGCTTGAAGCAGGAATTGTTTGCTGAATCATACCATCGACAAGAGATGCCGTGGTATCCATTGTAAAATCAGCAAGCTGATTGTAAGAGTGGATGACTGTGCGTTCAGAATGTGGTTGCAAGATATGCCATTCATGGTCGATTTCGGTAATTTCACAGATGCCGCAAGCCGTAACCGAGCCTTGGGCCAAGCCTTTATACACACCATAACGCTCACCATTAGGGCCGGTATATGGCATTTCTTTAAAGTGATGAATCTCTAATTCGTCGTAAGACCCTGAAGCGCCCAACTCGATAAACTTGTTAGGTATTGCGACAATATTAAACTCATCGTCAACTAGAACTTCTACGGGCCGTGAATAGTTGTCCGCCCCGCCACTCACAACATCAGGGCGAATTACTACTATCATGCGCCAGTAATTGCCAGCTTGCTTAATAGATCCCACATCCCAGAGAATCCAAATCCATTCATCTACGCCAGATGCCGAATCGTGGAAATCGCTCATTTCACCTTGGAAACGACCCCAAACTTTTATGCGCTCAAAGTTAACAAGGTCGTCAGTACCCCAAATAGCTTGCCCGGGCGATCTACCTAAATCACCCCCACCGTGAGTTGTGTTTGCCAGATATTGGAATGGGATGTTTGGCATAGGGTTGACGGTTATATTGAGATAACCCGTGTGCCCATCACCTTGTTCATACTTCGGGTTGTACGTTACAACTGAGCGCTGAGAAAGTGTAAAATCAATGCCGTTCGTTGACGTAGCTGAGTGCGTGTTTTGTACCGCAACAGGGTACTCGTTATTAGGATTGCTCTGGGTAGTCGTGTGGTAGTACATATGTAGTACACCATTCAGCATATCTACCGTTGGAGTCTCCGCTTGGTCGTGGCTAGGGTCTTGGTAAATCGGTTCGTTTTTCTGAGTAATATGGTTGAACTCAGCTCGACTTGATATTTGGTTCCACTCGAGCCACGCGCTTGCGTCTGTGACCGGGCCCACGTCACTATCCCAAACACGCGCAAATATCCCACCCTTACCTGTTGCATGGTCTGTCGAGGAATAAATTATTAGAGGGTAGCGTGAGCTAGGCCAATCCGTAATTCTAGACGTTTCAAAAGGGTGCGGCCAAAATTCTTCTGTCGCGTCTGCGGTAGCCAATAGGCTGTGATTATTGTAAAGAACCCCGAGCTTTGTTACGGCCATAGCCTTTTCAGGGTAACGAATTATTGGGGTGTCGGGGGTTAGTGCATTGTCAACATAGAAACCAGCACTATCTAATCGAGTACCCGCTAATGTAGCATCCTGATATGTGGTATCCACTTCAGTTTTGAATCGAATACCGTTTACATAGGCGATGATAGTATCATCAATGGCTCTAACTTTTAGTTCGACCGTATTGGTGATACCGCTTAATGTTCTTTCATAGACAATATCACCGGAACCGTTTGTATACTTTACAAGCCTAGTTCTACCATTAGAAACCGTTATAATTAACGCCCAGTAGTTTTGACTATCTACACCACGAAATACAATACCTACATATCCAGAATCGGTATTCGTTCTGGTGAAGGTTTGCTGAAAAACGCCATCCGCGAGACTTGGCCAAACTATTCGACTGTTCGCCACACTAGAAACAGTTTTCAACGTCTTATTCGCAATCTCAAAATCTCCGGTCCAAACTTCAGAGTTTGGAATAACGCCAAGTGCGGCCCCATTTGCGTAATTGAATGTGTTAATGCTCATTATTTGTCTCTCTATACAGTAATTGAAATAGTATTAGACCATGTGCCTTTTAGCGCACCGTTGAGACAACGGCATCTGATCTTGTGTGTGCCTGAGGTAAAAGAAAGTGAACGTTTGAAACACCCTACAACGCCAGGAAGTCCAACGTTAGGAACGGCCAAAGGTGACCAGCTTGAACCTCCATCGCTAGAGACTTCAAACTCCATATCGGTCATAACTGCGCGGTTTAGGTCATCGAGCGTAGGGTAAGTTTTTAGAACGGTAATTGAATTGTGATGACCACCTAATAGGCCACGGCCCTCGAAATGGTAACTAGCATCTTTTTTCTGCGCGTTCATCTGAGGGACAGAAACGCAACGAACACCATCTACCACGCAGTTCCAAATTTCGAAATACGCGGCACTGTCACTTACAGAGAAGACTTCTCGGGTACCATAGCCTTGTATATATTCGTTATTAGCCAGCGTGACGCAACCGTGTTTGTGTGTACGGGTTATCTTACAAGCCCCTTCCAAACGGCTATAGGTCATTTCAGTACGTTTCTTAAGATCTGTTATAGAGTCTGAGCCATTCTTCCCATCTAAGTTATAGATGTGAGCACTGTATAAGAAACTATCCTCATCCCAGTTAGAGCTATTGATAACAATAATATCGGAGTTACCAAACTGTGAGTTGTAATTACCATAGTTGGAATCAAGGTAGAGGTCTGCGGTTATATTGCAAAGCTGCTGGTTTTTAACAAAGGGTCCATAGAGGTCACCAACAATAGCTACTTGCCAAGTATCATATTGGCCCGTGTACCCGCCCTTAAAATCCATACCGTCTACTTCAAAAGACTCCGCTCCTTTAAGGGTTATACCGTTTCTGCGATTTTGGACAGATACATTTTCAAAGAGAAAGCTAAGCCCCTCGCTGCTGGATTTTCTATAACCGTCCTGCACATTCATAGCCATTTCTTGGTTTTGAATGTGGACGTCCGCAGTGAATGTGTCCCTTAAGCGCCTCGCAGGGATAATACGCCAATCCAAATCTACGGTAGACCCACTTACATTTGCACTTAGGGTTGGTACTGCCGGAGTTTCACTACGAAGTAATTTACGAACATAAATATTCTGGACGTTGCCTTTATATCCACTAGCGGTGATCTGAATCTGAGTCGCGTTCGCGGGCGCTCTAATTAACCAGACTTCCGTACCCTCAATGTTGTGGCTATATTGTCCTACAGCGCTACCAATTTTTGGTGTAACTGAACCACTAACCTTTTCCACTAGTTTTAGGGAGATTTGATATACCTCACCCTCTTCAAATGCGTAGTTCGCGGTCAGTGGGTTGCTTGTGCCGTTAGAATAATAATTCGCTCCACTCTTAGACCACCCCGAACCTGAGAACCCTTCAGGTTGGACGACTTTAGCGCCAACTTCCGGTGAAGGGTGAATCGTGAACTGGTGCATATATATAAGGGTTTCTGTTGAATACCTGAAGTAATCAATAGCTGTTTCGCCAGGGTCTAAATGCAACCATGCTTCAGCGGGCATATACCGCACTGAACCATTGACAGTTGGTAGCACTCGAGCACCACTTGGGAGAATAATAACGCTCTGAAAAGGTCTCTCTGTCCCTTGTACGGCTATGGCATCATTCAGTTGAGGGATGTGCATGAATGGAAGATAGAGGGTCTTGTTCGCATAGACTGGAATAGGGTCCATTGTTACCGTGGCTTTTTCCCCGCGCCAGCTCTCACCCTCTAAAAGTTCTACCGTTTCGTAATATAAAACACCATTCAGTGTGACATTATTCAGAATGACGGTACATGGGCCTTGGGCCGATAAGAAAGGTAGCGGTAAGTGAGCTCGGTAATCCCCCCCATTAATGGTTACTGTTGCGTTAGGACCAATAACTATTACGCCTAAACCCCCGACTTCCTCCAAATTACAACCACAGTTATTTAGCACTCCACCTTTGTGTAAGTAATAGGCAAAGCTATCTCCCGAGAGTTGTCTAGTCCAACTGACCATGCAATCCCTAGCTTCCGCAAGTTCAAAAAACTCTAGCCCTGCCCCATCCCGAGTAGAGGATAGGTTTTTCGCGTCAACTTCACAGTCGAATCTAAAACCATTTCCACTGAATCCTGAGGTGTGAACCTCTCTTACAATCGCCTTTCCCCCTTGCTCCAACTCCAAACCGTAGTACAGAGTTTCAGTCTCGCTGAACTGGTGATTATCGTTAGTGATCGTTCCACCGATAACTTCCATGTTCGAGTGACCAGCCCGTATCACCATACCGATATCTCCGGTACCCGTAATATCGAAGTCTTGAGTTGATACATTTCTGGAACCAATAGGGATATCCAACACTTTGAATATTGTGTTTATGAACGTGAGCTTTCTTAAAATCCAATCGAACATTGCATAGCCTTGTGTGTCTATGAGGCCAGCGTTACTCAATATCGCGCCGTGTACTTCTCCACCTCGGTTATCAGAAGCCAATTTTATAAAAGGGTCAGAGTCTTTAAGCTTTACGCCAAAAAATCGGTGGTAATCCACGCTAAGAATTATCAAGTCACCACTGACGTTTTGAATCCACGGGCTGTGATTTTCTAGGTTCGTATCAATATCCCGCGACCCCGCTTGCAACCCAAAGTAAAAAGATAACGGGTTACCGTCTCGCCCCTTATTAACATCGAAATTCCAAGGCAGGGTTCTAGGTGTCCAGTCTCGAACCGTATTCGGGTGAGCGCCTATAAAGAAATTATCCCCAGGGTCAAGCCTGTATGTAGGATTATCTTCAGAACTATCGCTAAAAATTCGCTTGTAGATAGACTCTAGTTCTTGGGCCGGATTACATTCGGCCCATTCTTGCCCATCAGTCCAACCATTCGCCTTGGTTAAATTAATATCGAAAAGTCTATCCATAATGGGGGATTCTCATTTTAATCGACTCTACTGTGATAGCGCCTGTGACCCGAGTACCAGCGCGTTTGAAAAAAATACGTTCGTCGGTAATAAAGCGGCCGGACCCTGCGTAGTACATTTTGTTGGGATCACGGTTTGAAACCGTTAAGGCAAGGGTGTTGCTGAGGTATTCCGCGATAATGACAAGCTCAAATTCAAAATCATCAAAAGAATCATCGAAGAAACGTAATGCGTCGTTACCGTCTTCAGCATCCGTTACGGTGAAAACTCGCGGGTTTTGTGCGTCTTGTGCCCAGCTCGGTCCGATTTGATTGGGGACAGAGGGCGTCATATCTTCGCTATACCAGTAACCATCAACCTTTTGATAGAAAGTCCTAAACGGGGAGCGAAAGGTACCAAATGCAACATCGAACTTAGCGTTCAGAGAGCCAACATCAGACTGGTTAACATCGAACTGATGCCAGCCAGTATCTAACTCGATGTATTCAATAATCCCCTCGAAGTACTGACTATTAAACTCACCAATTTTGTATAAGTCCGTTACCGTCGTTTCATACTCATGCCACTGATGGTCCGCCAAAGACGGGTTATTCGGTAGGCCTGAACCTCCCGTCCCCATTGGATAAACGCGCATTTTTATATTACCTGTATAGGCGGCACTATTATTAAAACGAAGAATTAAACCTCGATAGAATATTGGAAACGCTCGACTAGAGATTGTCGTTGGAATAGTGAACCACCTATCCGTCAATGCAATATGGACCTCGGTTCTCACATCATCAAAGCGAATTAGACGCTTGTTATTTGGTGATTCTGTTGGGCGGGCATCAACTTTTTTTATAGTAGGGTAATCATTTAAAATGTGATTCAGGCTTTGAATTAACCGAATTGGCGGGCTAGTCGCCAACGATTTCTTATCCTGCCTTACTGCTTCGGGTAACTGTTCTTTGTCGATTGTGCCAGTTACTTCAGAAAAGGCAGGCCAACGCGTCGCCGGTTCTGGCAACACTTCGGTTATGTCACCTTGCACTTGAGTCCAAGTGGGCCACTGCGTAGCGGTTTGTGGTGGGTCGACAATCATTGAAAAACTAATTTCACCTACGGTACCAGGGCCTTCGCCGTATGCTTCGGCTAGTCCGTTCTGCGCTTGGGTTAGTGAAGTAATAGCGTCCAATAGAGCACTGTTCTGACCAAGCGGTATAAGTGTTGCGCTTTTCTCTACGATATCGTTTCCGCTATACGCAATTGCTAGAGTTAATGTTCTGTTCGTAGTGTCCCCACTAGTTACCAACCGTGGGCGATCACCAGCGATAAAAATTACGCTCCCCGGCACAACTGAAAAGTTCGAATCATTAGAGTTAATTTGGATTTGGTTGCTGTTGTCACTTATGCTGACGCTAGCAAATTCTCTCACAGCGCTCATGATGGACGTTCCTCTACGCTGATAAGGTTTAGGTTTTGACTGTTTATAAACTGAGTGACGTGGTACCTATATTGCTCAGTTACTCGTAAGCGGTAGGTGAAGTTTGCTTGGGATGTATTAGTGTCTGTGTAAGTAAAAGAACCGCGAGTTGACTCAAATCTTCTACATACACGACCACTGGGGTCATTGGTTAGTTCAGGCTCATTAAGTTCTGTGTAAAGAATTTCACCTTCGACCTGATGACTTTGGATTTGCGTCCATGCGCCTCCGTCTAGAGCGCGCTCAAGTGTTAAAGTGCATCGAGGAATAAAGCTTTCATCAGTAGGACAATAACCGTCACTATCACTGGTACCAGTCCATGAAATTCCGTAGCTTACTTGTTTCGGGTTGCCATTCGTTGTGAATGGCCCAACTACAACAGATGGGTTTACGGTGAGAAGCGTGGAGTCGCCGCCATTTATGAGCTGCCCTGTGGTAACAGAACCCCCGAAGTATTCGTTTCCGTTCAGATCTCTCCAGCCTAGAGAGGCGTTCTGTTTTGTTAGTGCATCATAATCTGGCTCTCCTTGCGCATCCAAAATTGGCCCCCCTTTCCATATCCATAAATTGTCAGGTCCAAAGCCAGATGGGTCTTCAACCTCCATCACGTTAGGTAAAACCGTAATTTTTCTTGCTGCACGCATAGTGCCTTTGAATTCGGCATGAGCACCTATCTCAAGTCGCCCACTTATTGTGTTTAACCAGAAAAACACTTCACCTGCGGTACTGGCAAAGCGAAGATTGTCCATATAAAGCAGAATGTCGCTATCTCCATTTCCTCCTTGAATGCTCAAGCCTGTGAAGTTTTCGTTCTCATCAACAACGCCTAGATAATAGGTGCCGCCTAGCTCACCAATCTGGTTTTCAAGTGCTTGCATGAAGTTGATGACTGAGAGTTCTTGTCCATCTTTGTTCACGACCTTTACTTCGTCGAATGCACGAACAAGGGGCGCACCGACTATCCAATCGCCATTCTCGTCTTCGTAGCCGATGTTCACCTGTTGGAATTCTGTGAACTGGGCAGCAACACTCGTATTACCCACTTTTTGCTGTAGCCCGAGAATTTTGGTGCTGTTTATCTGATTCGCGCTTACTGCTTCGGTTAGGTTGTAGATTAGCTGCTGATAGTCGTCACCTTGTTCGCTGGTTTGCGTGCTCCAATATGCCACATCATTGGTGATAGCATCGATATGATCACCCAGTGCTGCTGGTAAGCCAGGCCACTGAATGCGAGATATGATTTCAGGGTCTACTCTGTCGAACGTGGTACCTATCAAATCGGCAACACTGAAGCTTAGCCAATTCGGGTCTACTTGGTCGCCATCAACAAGCCGATACCAAACATAGATAATGCCGTCGTGTGGGGTGTTTGTAATAGTGACGGTGTCGCCTTTACCCATATAAATGGCGCTATCGAAATGTTCCTGCTCATCGCCATCATAGGAGTACTTCCATTCATATGTTGCGTTGTTATGGGGAAGAGTAGGGCCGTTAATCACAATGCGACCAGGCAACACATTTACTACCACACCTTGCGTGGGCGTTGACGGCACGCCAATAGTAATGTCTCGTCCGATGCCTGGACTGGTTCTAAATCGGTTTCGTGCAGATACTGCTACGGTATAATCTCCAACAGGCAAGTGCGCTAAGCTCTGAGCTTTGTTTGCAGGCGTAAATGTTAGTTGAGTCTCGGGTGTTTGGCTGTCTTTGTTGCTGACTGAAACAACATAGCTGATCACGTTAGCCGGCGATGGATGGTCCCACGTTAAAACACCTTGTCGCCAGCTGTCATTTGGGGTGGTTGTCCACTGTAAATTTTCAGGAGCCTGGACAACGGTAGCATCTGGCAAAGATGTGTTTGGCGTCAAGTCGCCTTCAGCAGCTTCAAAGCTGTCAGGGTAAATCTGCGGGCCATCTTCTATTAGCTGCAGTTTGGTCTGATGTTTTTCAGTATCAAAGTCTCTGTCTTCAACGGTAAATTCTTTACTCACGCCTGTTTCGACATCAACAAACTTTATACATGTACCAGGAATGATATCTAGCCTAACACCCGGGACAATGTGTGTAGCCATAAAACCCGCGCGGCTACGCTCCATTGCCAGTTTGCCTATTCGCTGCGCTTGATGGTCGCGGGTTATTAGCGTGAAGCGCAGGTTTGACTCTAAGTAAGCACCGTCGTTTTCGCGGTACTCGGCGCTCTTTACCACAGGGGCATTGGTCATTTGCCACTTGTGATTTGGGCTAACAAACTCGGTTTTGACCGTGTTAATTTTTTCTTTGTAAGGGCGATGAGGACGGTACTCTGGAAACGTCATTGAGTCGTTATCTACGTCAATGACTATTGTTGCTGGGCCAGCATACATAGCGGGCTTAAAGTAGACGACACCACCTACACGATAGGGTTTGCCTCCCATGCACGCCATAATTTGGTTAAGCATGTCTTGCTGACGCATGCCGTTATTTAAAACGCCATTTACCTCAAAGCGCGTTCCTGTTTGCTCATTGCCCTCTGCGTCTCTATAGATAGCCTGTTCATCGCAGTAGTTGGCGGTAACAGCAATAAAGTCCATAGGAAGGCGTCGACGAGGAACGGGCTTTGCGCCGTAACGGCGTAAGCAGTCGTAACTACATAGCGCTGGGTTGCTTGACCACTCCCATGTTGATTCATCATCGAAACGCTGCTCACCATCACCACCTTGCGTCGTGTCTTTTCTGGGGTCGTAAACCTTGTGGCCACGAACAACGAATTTAATTTCGTTTAGCCCGCTCGGGAACGCTTCATCATCAACTTTAATTTTTAACGTCACATAGGTTTGGTTTACGCCTATATGTTCCGATGTCCACCCACTGATATATTGGTTAGCAAGTGGGCACACTGTGGTTTGGTCGCCTAAATAGATTCGGCTGGAAACTAAACCTGAAAGCTCACTCTTGGTTTTCCCCTCTATTTCATAAATATCTACGCTCTCACACGGATGGCCAATAAGGTGAAGCACCATTATGTGGTAGTCATCACCACCGATAGTGGGCTTGGCATAGCCGACGATTTTGCCGCCTACTAGCGCCTCGCCATACACTATTTTTCTTACATCGTTAGCATTAGTGTTTAACGACTGGTCAGCGGCAGGGTCAGATGCATAATCGCCCATGTCGGGTGTAAGGGCATCTCCCAGAAAATGCGTTACTGCAGCTCCGCCAACGCCAATTGCTACTGCACTTAGTGCAGCTGAAAGACCAACACCTAAAACCGTAACCGAAGCGCCTACTGCTGCGGCGCCTACCCCTAATGCAACACCGACAGCTACTGGTGGCATGGCACACTCCAACAACCTAATGCGCGATTCAATGGCATAGTGGCAAGGCCATTTAATGTCGCCACCCAAATTTTGCCGCTAGCAACAACCCCTAAGGCATCACCCGTGTCGGTTTCAACAAGTACCAAGTCACCGCGACCTGCGTTTAAACGGGGTTTAAGCGGACCAAATATGGCATTTAACGTACTTTTAATATCGCCATGACCATATTTAATTAATGCCTTGGCTGCCCCTTTTTCGGTGGTGTATTTACCTCTAAACGGCTCTGCAAAATCTTTCCCTGTCATCGCGTGAACAGCATTTGCAGCGAACAAGCAGCAATCAAACGTGCCCCACTCAAACGGGGTGTCTAAATTCTCTTGCAGGTAAGTGACAAGCGCTTCTGGCCAATTTTTGTTTCTCATCGTTGGTGGGCTCCGCTTCTACCGCGCGTTGAACGTCTACCGCCACCGCCGTAATTTGTCTTAACTGGAAGGCTGGAAAGAGGGGAGCCTGCGATCACTTCTACAAGGTCAAAAAATCGGTCTCCCGGGTGAAGTTCTTGCTGCGCTGCATCGGTGGTTTTTACCACTTCGACAGGTTGAGCCCATCGCTCGAACCAGTCGTTAATAGTGATTTTGATAACCGCAGGTTTGTTCGCGGCGCGTTTACCTGTAATAACTTTTAGGTCAACCATTTCTGCATCGATAAAATAATCAGCGCCTTCTGTTATTTGGCGGTTCTCATCGAACGCGACTAGATGGATGAAACACTCGCGACCGTTGGGGTCTAAGTTCATGACCTCACTGAGTAACGATGGGTCGCGCACAAGCAGTGAAAGCGTGGTTCTGTTGCCACTTTGGCTCGCGTTCTCTCTAACTCTGCCAATGCTGCCAAGCTCACCTATGCCTAGATAGGTCTGCCCGTTATAAACGCGGGTGCCCACACCTGTGTGAACTCGTACCCAGCCAGACTTAAAGTTTAATTCTGCAAAGGCGAGCAAGCGTGACGGGCTTGCCTTTGCGGCTTCTAACATCGTGGGTGAAATTGCGCTCTCAATCATGTGAATGCCTCTTCAAAATCAAGCGTAATATTGCGGTACAAACGGCGGTTGCCAGACAGCTGCTGTATTTGTTCTGGTTTAATCCATCGCGCGATGGTTTTAAGCGCAGAAACATCGCTTTGAATAATGCTGTTGTCTGTGGCGGGCTCGCGTAATTCGTTCGTAAAGTAAAGCGTGGTGCGACCAAACTCATCGGCATAGCAGTCTTGTCTAATCTCAAGCAGCTGCTCGCCAATCACACAGCGGTCCATTGCACTCGCGACCAAAAGGTTTGGTACAAACCCATCGGCGTTTAACATCATGCCGTACTGGCCTGCACCATTTACTCTAGGAACGCCTGCCCACAATCCGCTTTGTTGGTTAAAGGTTGTGTCGTACAAACGGGTTTTATTAACAGGGCCGCGCAAGTGAGCTAAGTGCGCCTTCAGCACCTTGCATTCTTCAAATGTCAGCACTGAAAATTTGTAGGAAACAATCCATCGTTCGCCTGGGTTCTCGACAATATGTTCAAATCCATTAAATGAGCTCCTGTTCATTTTGGTATTGAACTGAGGAACGAACAGGCAACGGCTAACGGGAAGTTGAGGAAAATCAAAAATCTCATTCATGCGGCCATCGTCCCACTTAAGCTTTGCGATAACTCGCCACCATTAGAAAAGTCTTCTCGCAGCTGGGCTTGCCACTGCAGCTGCGCCATTTCCACGCTCTCGCGTATTTTTTCTTCCATGCCTGGTACCGCATTTGTTGCGTCTATGTGGTTAGTAATATGGATTATTCGTGAAGCAGCGCTTCCCCCTACAGAAGCTCGCGAGTCGTTAGAGGCAACCATGCTTTCAAAGCTTCGACGCTGTTGAGGGTTGAGTACCATCTCGTCGTTTCTAAGCCACCAGGTTCCCTCTCTCACATTCTTGTCTAGCCCACCGTGGGCCTGTCCTTGAAGCGTCACACCTTTAATATTTGCAATCAGGCTGGCCCCCGTAGCTGCTGCGCTGGCCATAGCTGGTAGGTTGGCAGGAAATGGCAAAGCCATTGCGTTACTTATCGCGGTAGATAAATTCATAACACCTTGCGCGATGGCAAAACCTTTACTAATGGCAAAAAGAACTTTGTAGGCTTTTGATTGCTCTCCCGCGAATGAACCTGCGAGACTTGCAAGGCCGTCAAATATTTGTGCAGAACTACCTAATATTAAGTTTGATTTTTGGGCTTCTAGCGCCTGTACTTGGCTGAGGTGCTTTTTACGTGCCGCGAAAATTAAATCCAACCCTTGTTGTTCAGTAATCTTCTTTTGTTCCATCGCTGCGGCTATGATCGCCATTTCATTCTGCGCGTTGATACGAAGTGCTTCCTCACGAGTAGCGAACTTAAGCCTAAGCTTTTCATACTCACTGTTTTGCTCTTCAGGCGTTGAGGTTCTCTCTTCAGGAACGAAAGGTTCTGGAGCACTAAAGCTGTTATCGTTGGCTGCAGGTCTTTGAAGTCTGAACTCAGCAAGAGACTTTGCAGCTGCCAGCTGTTCATTCATTGCGGAAATTGCGCCATCTCGTTCTGCAAAAATATCCTGTAGAACATGGTCACGTGCTTGGTTTGAAGCAGCAATCCGCGCATTTGCGTTTGCTTTCGCTTTTTCGGTTACCTTGTCATAAGCACCATCAATGCTGGAGAGTTCTCCGCTCAAATCAAACGCGTCTCCGTCAAATGGATTAAGTACATCCACTAGCTCGCTCGCATATGCGCCAGCCTTTTTTATAAGTCGCTGTAACTCTAATAAAACCGTGTCTCTAAATAGGCCAGCGTAAGTTTTGGCTACTCTTTCCAGATTGGCTAACTCGACAGTTAGTATCTGAACCATTCCTTTAATGTTCTGAGGGAAATACTTAAATGCATCAGCAAGCAACCCAAGCGTTTCTTCAGTGATCGCTTTTGCTGCTAAAACTTGTAGTGGGAATTGATTAACTGCACCTATAGCCAAGTCAATTGAATCAAAAACAGAATCTGCCCAGCCCGACCAAGCACCAGCATAAGCTGATAAATAGGCAACCATCTCTCCGCTGGCTACGATAGAGGTTAAACTTCCAAGTGCTTCACCAATGCCAGAAATTGTATTGGTTAGTCCGCCAAAATCGTTTGATGCTTGGTTTACTTCTGATACCAGTGTCTTGAAGTTGTTTGAAACAACCGTCATTGCTTGACTGGCAGTAGGTGCCATTCTCCCAAACTCAGCGTTAATGGCGTCAGACTGGTTAATCAATGCAGCAATGAGTTTCTGACTAGTTAGCTCGCCATTTGCAGCCATCTCCCTTAAATCGCCAGTTGTAACACCTAACTGCGTGGAGAGCGCCTCCATAAGTCGTGGAGCTTGCTCGGCAACACTATTAAACTCATCACCTCTGAAAGCGCCTGAAGCCAATGCTTGAGCTAATTGCCGAGTAGATCCCTCAGCCTCTTGAGTTGATGCTCCACTTATAACAAAAGACTGATTCACCGCTCGTGTGACTGCTAGCAATTGATTTTGGCTTACGTTTAAGTCTTTTGTGGCTCTCGTCATTTTTGCAAAGAGCTCAGTGGTTGCAGCAATATCTGAAAATGTTCTGTTAGATAGTTGCAGCAGGTCCTTTTGAACTGCAACTCTTTCTTTTTCCGATTTAGTTATCAACCTCACTTGGTTATCAAGACGTTTCATTTCATCCGAGAAGCGGATGACATCCCCAATTCCCATTGCAGCGATTAATCCTGCGATGCCTCCAGTTAAAAGGTTAACAGGTGAAAACATTGTCCGAATATTTGCAGTAAGCTGACCTTTTGCAGCAGAAAGACCTGCAACTTGGGCGCTTGTTCGCTGGGCTTGATTGCCAGATTGGCGAGTTGTATTAGTGAATTTTTCTTGAGCTGTGCGAGCACGTTGTGTCTCACTTACTAAGCCACTCGCGTCTCCCCTTAGTCGAATACCAGTTACTATTTCACTCATTACTTACTCGTCGTGCAAATTTTTGTGACTTCTTCCGCGAAGGTTCGACCCATTATTCGAAGTCCTTTGTATTGTTGACTCGTAAATTCGCGACCCGACATAAACGCATCATCGCGGACGGCTTTAACATCAAGGCCAAGGCAAACATTTTGATTCCACAAATACAGGTCTTCTGTCTCAATGAACCATTCGACGATAGGCCAGTTTTCCTCTAGAACTTCATAACGTTCGTCCGAGCGCATTACTTTGTTCAACTCACCAACGTGGCTTGCTAATCCAAGCTCTCGCATTTGTTCAGTAAGGGCATCTATCTCTTTTTGCGGGTTTTGCGGCCCGACTGCCCAGTGCCTGGCTGCCCCTTCAAGTTTTTTGCTACGATTCCCGTGGCGGCTTCGTGGTATGCGTTAATGAAGCCCATTCGCACATATGCTGCACTTTTAAATAACGCTTCTTTTGTTTTTGCTGTACAGGGGAGTGGTTTTCCGTCTTCATCTTGAATGTCACTACCAAATGCAGTGACGACACGAACACAGAATTTAACGTCATCGCCAATGAGCTTGTCGTACTCGTCTTGATTTAAAACCTCAAAACTTGCAGTGCATTTTTGAGATTCGGTATGGCCGCCATCAATTGGAACTTCAATTGATACAGGCCATTCGATTTCACGTTTTTTCGCTAAGATAAATGGCATGGTTGATTCTCAAACAGAGTTGCCATCCCTGGCGGTGAGTAAATCGCTGACTCCTTTGCTCAGCGCTTTTATCGCCCTGCGGGGCACGTTGTATTAGCTGGTCTTGATGATACTGTGATGGCCTTTGATAACCCTGAAACCACAATCCCACGCTTGCTTTCCTTTAATAGCGGTAGGCTTAACCGTTAAAATTTGAATACCTGAACTCGATTGCTCAAACACTTCTCCACTGGCAACGCCGTGGGTGAATGTAAATGGAACAAGTGTTGAAGTTCGCATTAAGGCGAAGGGGTCGAAAGTTGACAGTGCTGGGCTTTCAATAATGAACTTTCCTTCTTCGCTCCAACTTTCAATAAACACTTGGTTTTGCTCAGTTCCCTCGTCATGTTCAACATTATGATTGTCGGCAAGCTCATACTCATAGAGGTTGAGAGCTTGAGCATCCAAAGTAAATTTGGTGTTGGAATTACTTAGTGGGAGAGGATCCTGAAATCCGCTGAAATCTGGTTGAGGTGGCAGTCCCTCGATGGTGTCGCCGTAGATTCCTTTCACCTCAAAAGTTAGGTATCCAAGTTCGTTTATTTTTCCAGCGACGGTAAGGGATGATTTTCCTGCAAGTAAAATGTGATACATCCCTTCCCAGTAAAAGTAGAACGTACCGTCTTGCTCTTCCGATGCATTAAGAACCCGGTTATGGGTCACTTCATTGGCAACATCGGTTTTTTCGTCACGCATTGCCGTTTGCAGGATTGCACTGTATGCAGCTGCGCTTGATGCATCACCAGAGCCCGCTATTTCAACAGGGATGGTAAGTGTCATCATTTCACCAGCGTGTATGACCTTCTCTCCACCTTGCTCACCCGTATCTAAATCACGTGTGATTTGTTCGCTCTGATAAGGATCAACCGCCAACCCTTTGGTAAGTAGTGCCAAAGACTGTGCACCTGCGGCAATGTAGTCAGTGCCTTTAGTGTCGCTTTCTCTGCGAAGCGCCATCACTACAAATTTTTTGTCTTCTCGAAACCCTGGAGTGATACTCATGATTTCTTCTCCTGTGCTTTTGGCTGCGCTTTGGTTTCAATTGGGCGGTCTTCAACAACCACGACTTTTAGCTTTGGATGTGCACTAATTTGCGCGCGTTTGCCGTCGCTTAGCTCACCCGTTTTAAACTTGTTTTCACCAGGCTTAAAAGTAACGGCTGCGCGCCTAATATCGTTGTCGCTGGCGTTGGTCACTATGATCATGTTGCATTTCCTCTGTACCAGGTATTGGTTGAAAATCTATCTATCCACCAAAGGCCATCGTTGGTGAAACCGATAAGGTCGCCATTCCCCAAAATAACGCGTTCATGCTCGTCGTCAGGTTTCCAGCCAAAGAGAGCGTCACGCAGTGTGTTGCGCAGGGTTTTTAGTTCTGCCAAGGTTTTCTCACCCGTTGGGTCATTAATGGCCCGCAGGCCGATGACTACACCAAACGTAACAATAAACTCCTGTAGCGGACGGCCTAAATCAACGTCGCGGCTGTTTGTCATGGGCCTATCGCTCACTGGCACGACGAACGCGGCGTTATTGCGATGTAGTGGTTGGCTCATCGCTTTGCGCACGTTGGCGGCGGTACCAACCTCGTCAAACGCGTTAGCTATTCTTGGTTTAACCAAATCCAACATTAGATAAACCCTTTTGAGTTGCTACGGCTAAACACGCCTGTCTCACTCTGAATTTGAATCTGGTCGTCAGATGCGGGCGACTCGTTGCTATCTGATAGACCTAAACGCACTTCGCCTTTCCCCACAGATTTCAAAAAGTCCATCGCCGCCTTGTTGTTCTTATCGACGGTTTCAGGAACGGTGTGGTCGTACATATTGAACCTAGCGATGTCAGCGCATATTTTAATTAGAACGCTAGGTACAACATTTAGGGGCAGGGTGTAGCGCCCACCCAAATAGCCATCAATCAAGTCACTGGCATCCTCTATGGCTGCACTTACTGCTTGCTCGTCAATAAAGCCGTTATTGTCGCGGTCAGTAAGACGTAACAGTTCATCGGCTCCGTAACGGTCAATTAAGTTTTCAGTAGTGCAATACGCCATAGTGATGCTCCGACTAGCGCTAATTAGGCGCTAGCACCTGTGTCGTTGGTTGTGCTGGCTTTACCCGTTGCTTTCGTTCCCGTCGACTTGGTAGGTTCGGTTTGCGAAGCAGTCTTTTTCGCTTGCGTCTTTTCTTCAGCGGCGGCAGCGGTGAGCGCGGCAGTGACCAGCGTGGCATCAATGCCTTCTGGGATGGCATCAGCTGGCATTTCGCGTACAGACAGTTTTTTCTCGGCGCGGATGGCGGCAAGCTGCTCGTCTGTAAAGTAGCCGTCTGGGAAGGCTTGACCTGCATCAGTGAATGTTGTGCCGGCGCGGCGAAAGGAAGGCACGCTCGCGGTGATAATCAGTGCAGTAATAGCTAGTTTTGACATAACGTTTCTCCAAAACAACTGGCCTTAATCTAAAAGCCAGTTGTAGTAGTTGTAGTGATTGTTAAGGTTCTAGGTAGTTAAGCTTGAAGGTAATCGGGGTTTAGTACCGTAAACTTGCCTTTGAGCTCGTTACTTACCGTTACACCGCCATCATCTATTTGTTCGCGCTCATTAATCTTAGTGGCCTGCTCGTGCAGCGATGACGGCACCACCAACGTTAACTTGTTCTTACCTAAACCTAATGGACGGCCACCATCTGCTTTGAAGCTGCGGAACATGTTGATAGCTTCCCAAAGGGTTGCTGGAGTCAGTTCTTTCTTAACGCCGATAGCCATTTGCCAGAAGCCGTAGCCCACATTGCAGCGACAATCTACGCCGTAGCGGAAAACCTTATTCATGAACACTTGTTCGTCGTTAGGGTTATCCATGGCGACAAATTGCATACCCTTGCGCTCTTGGAAGATAAGCGGCTTTAAGCTTCGAGAGGTGTCTAACAGATACCAGGCATCGCCTGCATAGCCTGCATCAATGATTGCGTTAGAAAACGAGGTGTCGGCTCCGCTGCCGTCTACTTCAGCATTGACTGGGTGGTCGGTATCAAAGAAGTATTGACCGTCGTAACAGGTAGATGTGAAGCCAGCACCTAGTAAAGGAAATATCAGTTCGTCTGGGAATACTGATGAGGCGTAGCCCATTTCGTCCATCATGGGCGAATAAACGCCTAAGTTGTCATCTTCGATATCGTCTCTGTCAACCGCCACGGTTGATTCAAAGGCCTTATTGGTGATTGTGTAACCGTGCTCTTTAAGTGATTTAAGCTGACGCTCGCCAATCCATTCACGGAAGCCTGGCCATTGTCCTAACCAGCCGTAGGTATTCGATTTGGTTGAGGATGGAACGATTGTTGCCACGGCATTGTACATCGGCATGCCACGGGTTTTACCGTCTTCGAAGTTTTTACGAAACCCAGTTCGGATTGCGTTTAATACAGGTGAGGTAATAATAGCCATGTGCTTTATTTCTCCAAATTAAGTGTGTGGTTAGACGTAGAGCTAGTCTTTCTTAAGCTCGGTGGCGTAGTCCTCGTGGGAAATGCCCAGTTGGTCTGCTACAAGCTTTTGGTCAGCGGTAAGGGCCGCAACGGCGTTTTGGTCTTCACCGTCTGGTTTCTTTTCTTTGGTTTGTTTACCACCAAAGGCTTCCACGCTTGCGCGGCCATCAAGCTGAGCTTTAAGGGCTGCCATGCTACTTTTGCCCAGGCTACGTAAGTAAGGCAGCTCTGCTTGCGCCACGAACTTGCCGTCTTTTTGGGCCTGCTCAATAAGCTGGTCGACAGTCACTGCGCTGTGGTTTGCCGATAATGCTGCTAGCTCTGCTACCACGCCGTTATAGGTTTCAATAGGCACATACTCGGCTGGGTTAATACCTTCTTTGGCTTGCTCAACTTTTGCCGTAAGCGCGGCAATTTGTTGGTCGCTTTCCGCTGCGCCGTCTAACTTGGACTTAATTTCGTCAAGCTTGGCTTTCACGCTTGGCTTAGTTAACTGTGCATGTAATGCAGCAGCATCGATGTCGGTAGATGGGGTAGTAATACCCAGCAGGTTAAATAGCAGGGCTAATGCTTCGTTCATGGGCTTAGGCTCCGATGGTTGGTTATTAACGTTTGCATGAAGGGCAGCGGCTTGACTCATGCCCTTTACTGCTGGGTCATTGGTGAGTGCGGCACTGTGCAGGTCGAGTACTTCGCCTGTATGTTTGTTGTAAATCACCACGGGTGAGTAGTATTTGTACTCACCGTCTTTAATGTGTTTGCGCGCGGTGGGGGTAAAGTTAAGCTGGGCAAATAAGCCTTTGCCTTCGCGCCACTCGAACTTGTTGCCCCATGCGCTGGCAGGGGCTTTTTTACCGTTTTCTTTTGCAAGTAGGGTTTGATGGTCGTAATCAACAAGCAGCTGCTCGCCTGCATCGGCTCGCGCATTCAGTTTGGCGGCGAGGGCTTCGCCTTTAGCATTATCGATGCGCCACTTATTACCTGGCACCTCTGTTGGGCGGCCATCATAGGCAGCGAAGTCAGCTCCCGGGAGTATTTGTTGCCAGGGCTGTTCTATATCAATTGAAAAGGTACAGGCAGCAACGCCAAGTGGAGACTCAGCGTTGTTCGACTGGTTCGATAGGGCAGCAAAGGACACGGCTGCTGCTAGCGTTGTCGCTACATGGCGGCCTCCAAGTACTGAAGATGTAAGTTCGGGTAATTGTTTTTTCATAGCCCGACCAGTATGTCGGGCTATAGGGAAGGAAGGGGATTAGTCTAGGTTTGGGGGTTTTCGGCTCGTACAATTAGTGAGCGGGAATCACCTATCAGAATATCTAGCTCTTCGGTAACTGGAGCTGCATCTTTTTTTAGTTTGAGTGCCTTGATGTGCGTTTGCAGACTTATTAGCTTATCGTTAAATCGTTTAAATTTCTCCAGATAAAGAAGGTTGTTAACCTCTAACTGCTGATATGTATTGGCGAGGGTGTACACCTTATTCCCATGTCGAACGGTACGATTTAGTGCCGCTCGAAGATGATTGATGAAATTTTCTGCTTTGTCGCTATCTAAAACGGGTTTAACCAGCGCCCATTGTGGTAAGAGAGTATTTAGTGAAACTTTATTATTAATTTTCCTGATAATTCTATCTTTTGGAATTTGCAAGCCGCCTAGTGGGACCACATCATCTCCGGACGCTGGAATTTTTACAAAGTTATAGTCGAGCGATTCGAAAAAGTGGGCAAGTGACATTTCGAAAGTGTTGCTAGTTTTCTCGTAAATATCAACGGCTCGATTATGATTAATGGTCTCTTTGTGAATCTTCGCTGTGTTCTGTAACTCTCTTACTGTTGCATACAGCTCACTTCGTTGATACCTCAACTGGCGAAGCAAAAGTAAAATGGTGAAGAATGTAAGCATCGGGTTGAGGATGCCACCGAAGAAGTCGCCGAATGTTCCAAATGCGTTGTGGTCACCAAGACCGCCATGAAATCTGATGAAGTAAATGGCGAACATTAGAATAGTGATTGATATCGCAAAATACGGGAAATAGTGAATGATTTTGTCTAGGGCCGTACTTTCATCTTCGACCAGTTGCTTCCCTTCGCTCATTGCTGTTTAAATCCTTTCAGAAGTGTTTAAGTTTTTTGATTGGTAACTTTGCTCGCCTAAACGACAAAGTCCTCTTAGGATGGCTTCTATCGCGTTTTTATGCAACAGCATCTTTTAGGTGGTCTTGCAGTATTTCAACAATCTCGTCTGCATCTCTCCACGGCCCTGTTGTTAATCCTAAGAATGGGCGGGCGGGTATGCCGTCTTCCTCTCTACCGAATTGGTGCGTGGCGGCGTATTCTTGGTTGCTTCCGAACGTGAGTACTCTTCCCGTTATCTGATAGGTTAACAAATCACGCATGGTACCGGATTGCTGCAGTATTCTATCTTCGCCACCTTTTCGTGCTAATGTCTCTGGCGCTAGCGGTTCCCATTGCTCCCCATTGGGCGCAAGCTCAAGCTTAAAACGTTCTTGGGTTGCTTCTATCAGATATTCACCGATTTCCGCGAACGCTGGTTCTAAGTCAGTTCCTGCCCTAGCAATACGAGAAAGCAACGCATTTATCTCTCCACTTCCATAAGCACGAACCGTAATGAAGCTGCCAGCCATTTTAATCTGCCTGCAGCACTAGGTTAGAAAGAAGATCACCAAACATGGTTTTTTCATGTTCAGGTGCTTTGTGCATTAACGCTTCAATACGCGCTTGCTTTTCTGCGGTAGGTACCGACGATTGAAGCACTTGCTGTGCGTCACGCAGCTGCTCGCTTTCTTCTTTATGGTCAGCGTTAATTTTATCAAAAATACTCATTACAGTAGTTCCCCCATTAGTTCGTCGAAGTATGCGGTTATGGCTGGATAGTGCGTTTCAAGTACAGCGCGATTAAGCGCCCATGCCGCAAAGTGCTCGGCATGCCATTCCATGGTGTCTTGCATACTGTACGTGGTAATACTTTCATTTAAGCCAGGTGTAGGAATATTCATGCGCATGGCCTGAAATTGAACTTGGTGTCCCATTTCATGAAGCCATGTGATTATTGCGCCACCGTGATCACCACTGTCTGTGTAGTGCCTTACAATATGCGACAGCGACCATTGCCGCTTGCCAGCCTGTAAAGCGAGTATTGCCGCCTCTACCGCATTGGTTAAATCGGTAATGTTGGCTATTTTGTTTAAGTTTACACCCGTTTTGGCTTTTACGACTACGTGATTCCAAGCTAGTGCTGTATAGCCATTTGCACGCCGTGCGGTGTTACTGGGCACAGGCCAGTTGGCATAGGCTTTCGATACTGGGACATTCAGGTAGCTGGTAATGTCGTCCTCCAGCTCGCGGGCTTTCTTGCTTCCTCTTACCATTTCAGTCGGTTTAAGAAACAAGGTTTTCATGCCGTAGGTAGTGATAAAGTCGGTCACTTGGCGCATTTGTGGTTGCGCCTGGCTCAACTCTGAAATGACCTTGTTTAATCCATGAATGGTTACATTTTTATTCGTTGAGTAAGCGCTAGGTACCACACGTTCAGGAAGGCGCTCTTTTAGTGGCGGCTTTAAAAGTTGCTGCTGGCGCAACACATCGGCTTGCGATTTTGAGCCAGGCGAATAATCGAAACCAGGGTCGATACCCACGGGCACATAATGTACTTCACCTGTTTTCTTATCCACCCATTCACGAGTCTCAATAACGGGCTCTTTACTCATCTTATAGCCGCGTCTGCGCATGCTGCGCTCTGTTTCGCCAAACACCTTGCACTTGCAGCCCCAGCCATTTTGTGGAAACCACGTAAGCCAGAAAGGTGACTCTTTGGGTAGGGTGATACCGTCTTTACTTTGGTGATGTGGGCGAGGGTAGCGGCTATCTCCGTGGGCATAGCGCCAAATGGGAAAGTTTTGCAATTGCTGAAAGCGCCCTGCGTTGTAGGCTTGGCGCATATTGGTGTCGTATATAATGTTTGCTCGCCATGCGGCGCTGCCCGTATGGTCCCATCCGTGCTTTTTAACCAGGTGTTTAAACTCTTTTTGAAACCAGCTTAAACTTTTGCCCTCGGCTATTGCACTGTCTACCATTTGGCGAATGTCGGCCAACAAATCCGTCTTCGTTGCGCCAGCCACCATAAACGCGTTGTTGTGCTGTTCACGCCACACATCAGCCCAGCGTTCGCTGGGCATGTTTAACTTGTTTCTAAAGTGGGTAATGGCTTCAGAAAACTTCTGAGGGCCGTACTGCGCTGGCATCAGTTATAGATCATCCAGTTTGGTGTAGTCGTTATCAAGCATCGCCCAAAGCAGTATAAACGAGTACAAAAACCAAATAACGTTACGAAAGTGTTCAAGTGCATCGAAGAAACTTAATAGTGCAAATGCCCATGGGCCAGTAATTAATAAGTGCCCGCCGAAGAACACACCAATCACTCTGGTGTAGTCGTTAAACCAAAATTTAATCCACGCTTTTCGCATTGTTATCTCCCCTCGTTCACATCAAATCGGCCACTTAATTCGGCAGCGGCAAACGCTTGGCCCAAAAGTAGTTGATAATCTTCAGTGGGCAGTTGGTCTTCTAGTTCCAGCAGCTGCTCCAGCAGTTCTTCTAATGATTCGGCATTGGCCACTAGCGACTCAATAGGCTGCATTAATGCCCCGAACGACTCGCCAGCCTGATTGATTAAGCGTTGGGTCAGTACGTCTGCACCGTCTTCTTTCGGTGGCTGCGCCCTAAGGGCGGCAAGTGCTAAACGTAGAGCAGCTGACTGCGGTGGCGCTGTCGGCTTTTCCTCTTCCGCTTCCTCTTTCTCTGTTTCGGCCTGATTGGGTTTATTTTCTGGCGCGGGTAAGGCAACAGCGCGAGCCAAGATAGCCTCTTCACCTTCTGGCTCAGGAATGCGCAATTTATCTTGTGCCCAGCTGGCCGGAATACGAAAGCCAATGTCGACCAGCTTTGGCAAGCTGTCAGCATACTGGCTGATGTCTTCGGGCTCTTGTGTGTCGAATATAATGCGAGGCTTACGTCTTGGGTCGCCTCGGTAGCTCGAACTGTTTAACGCGTGCATGGGTAAAATTAGGTCACGGTTTAGGGTGTTGGCTATTTGGCGCAAATCATGATCGCGAATGTCTTGCCGCACCTCGTTGTGCACATTACCTAGAGCCTGGCTTCCGGTGCTGTCTACCTGCGATGTGAGGGTTTGACCTAAAATGACTTTAGATTGGATGCGTTCACACCAGCTCATCATTGTCATGAAGGGGTCGCTGCCTCCGCCTTTCGCTGCCTCGTGAAACTCAATGTCCATGCCCTTCGGAATAATGCCCCCAGCGTTGTGACCAATGCCGAGTACGGCTTGAAGCAAGCGGCTCTTTTCAGTATCAGTTGCACCGCTGGGGTACTTGCCCAACTTAATAGGAATACCGTAAATCTCTAAAAACTCGGCAAGGTCACGCACCGAATAGTTTTTGAATATAAACGGCCATGCCAACTGACGAATAAGCCCAATGCGCGCGGCATAGCCGCTTTTAGCAGGGTGGCGATGCTGTAACCAGTTTAGTGGGCGCAGCTTTTCGCCTTTGCCGCTTTGGTCGCGAAGGGCAATACAATTTTGGTCATCGTGGTGTAGTTGAAACCATGTAGCAGGGCGGTGCTCGAAACCTTCGGGAATGCGAAAGTTGTTGTAAAAGCCCCACTCAAATTCGATGTTGGCGAACCCCTTTAATATACCGTCACCCATGCCGAATATAATATTGTGCCAATCTTCCACATCTTTCAGCATTTGCTCTATGTTGGCCGCATCCTTTTGTTCCTGGGCGGTGGCATTCACAGGCGGCTCTATCTGCCAATCGATATCGGTTAGCGCCATCTTACGCTTGAATATTTCAGCCTGTATGTGGCCGTCCTTTTCTTCAATGTCTTCGGCCAAATAACACTGTTCCAGCAAGTTGCCTTGCTCAGCGTTTTTAAGGATAACCGCCAAGGTAGCTGGGGTTAGCCCCGAACTGGGGTGCTCGGCAAACTCGCGTCGCATTTGCGCCACACGTGCAGAGTTATCGGTTTGTTTCGTTTTTAGGCCACGTTCGCGCACACGAAAGCGTGTGCCATTTTGCTCGTAGGTTTCCATTAATAACACCCACTTTGTTGGATTGAGTAGTTGTCGTCTTTGTCGCGGTTGTTGTGCCTTTCGGCTTTGGAAGGTAGGCTCATGTAATCAATTTCACCGCCCTCCATTTTACTGGCCGCAACCATCATGCAGCAGGCAATAGCGCCGTCGCCGTGTCGCTGTTTTTTACTGTCGGTTTTCGCATCGGGTATGCGAGGCACGCCCCGGTTATTAATTTGAATAGAGCGAAGATCATCTAAAATATCTGCATCGCTAGGTAGGATGATGGTGAAGTCTTCAAAGTGTGACTTCATGGGCGGCATGCTTTCTCTATACCAGTTCTCGGTTATTTTGACTGATTCAATAAGCCCCGCACCGTAATGGTCAACCGCTTGTTCTGCCAAGTATTCGCCGTTACCCGTGGCATCTAATTGTGCGCCAATAAAGCGCGGTAGCCTGTCGATGATGAAAAACAGAATTTGCTCTTGCTGCTTGTAGGGAATGTTTTTAAGTTCCACCACAAGCGGTACGCGAAGGCTCAAGTCTTGCTGTCTTGCACCAACCCATAAACACGTTAAGTCGCCAGAACGTGCAAAGTCCTCCCCTAAGCAGTGGCGCTGCTCTGGGTTTAACTTCTCCAGCTGTGGCAGTAATACCTCTTTACACCAGTCTTTAATATCGGCTGCGCGCAAGTCAGGGCGCATCTGGTTCCACTCAGCGCTTTGTGCATAGTGGATAACGGTGGGCTGGCCACTTTCGTCGGGTTGCACCATAGCCTTGTCGATTAGGGCACGGCTAATGTAGGCACCACCGCCCGATTTAGGCACACAGAAATACTCTTCCAGCGCATCCTCTTGGCTGGCGGTATCGTTAAGTAAATCGTCCTTCCACTTTTGTTCGGCCTCTTGGCTCCAGTCATTCCCTTTAACCTGGCATATCCGCTGGTATAGCCCTTCATTGCATGCGTCATCTAGCGTAATACGATGAATGCTGTAACGCTTTTTCCCCGCGCGGCTGTCTTGTATAAGCTGGTTGAATAGGTTCTCAGCGCCGTTGTGGGTGCTGATAAGGCGCACCTTTGCGCCCCACATGGTAAGGGCGAGAGCAGCCTTGAGTACTTCGGCTAACTGGTCGTGAAAGGCCGCTTCGTCAATGGTTACGTTACCTTGCATACCGCGCAAGTTAGACGGCTTCGAGCTCAGCGCTTGAATTTTAAAGCCACTGGCAAAGTGAATAACAAAGGTCAGAATTTCTTTACCTTCCTGACCTTCATCAATGAATAGCTCTTCTTGTATATCGCCTGCTACTTTATCAAATGCCTTGGCCCACATGGCCGCTGCATCAATAAACTCACGGGCCATTTCTTTATTTGAGCCCACGTAAAAGTGGTTGGTACCGTGTGCGCCTTTGGTTTTACTGGCGGTAAGTACAGCGTCTGATGCTTCGGCCCACGTAATACCGGTTCGACGCGACTTTTCAGCAATTTTTAACGGGGAGTCATCGGCTACCCAGCGCTTCTGGTACCCAAGTAAAAGTTCGTTCTCATCGAAGGGAATGAAGGTGGGAAGGCCGAACCGCGTTTCAAGCCTGTCGCATTCCTCAATGGCTTTTTGATATTGCGTTTTACTGGGCCTAATTTCCTTAGGCGTAGAGGCGGGCTTTGGTGGTAGCTTCATTAGGCAATCCCCAGAATCTCACGCTTAATTTGCGCAGCACCATCTGCGGTAAGCCCCGCTGCTTTGGCTACTTCTGCGGCACGCTCTGCGGCTTCTTCCGCCATGGCCTTGCGGATTTCTTTTTCACGCTTGGTACTTTCAGACGCGGCTTTCTCAAGTTTTTCTACTCCAACGGCTAGTTCTTTAATAAATTTTGGGGGAATAGCCTCGCCTGATTCAGACAGTTTTAACACTTGGTCGAACGCTAGGGTGCGCACCATTTCAATGAGCACTTTCGAGACTTCACCTGTTGGCTTACCGCCCAGCTGGTCTACCCATTGTTTAGACACTTCACGGGCTTCCTGAATGCGACTGCCCACTGTGGCCATGCGCGTGGCATAGCGGTTAAGACCGCTACGTGAGATATGTTCTTCTTCGGGTAAGCCAGCCTCACGAATAAGAGTATTAACCCGTTCAAGCACTTCGGTTTGCGTAACGGATTTATCGCGCAATAGCTCAATCAGCTCAGACTTTATGTCGTCGGGAAGCTGGTCTATTTTGCTGGGCTTGCCACGGGTGCGCTTATCACTCATGGCTGCTACCTCGGCCCTGGGCGCTTAACACCTGGTGTGGTGGCAAGGCCTCGTTCAACGTCTAGGCCGCGCTGTGTAATGCGGGCTATGGTGTAACTCTCATGATGGTCCAATGTGACTAAGCCTTGCTCTTTCAACCAATGAAGCTGAGTGCCTAGCTTATCGATGGTCATTGTGTTGCCGTAGCTGGCGCACACACCCTGAATAATGCTGTTATTCGCGGCATAGTCATCCATTGCTGCTAGGCAGTGCAAAATGCTTAAGCGCTCGTGTTCGTTTACTATAATTGCGATTGCCATTAGTTCTTGTCTCCGCGCAACTCGTTTTCAAAAAGTATGTTTACGTTGTTTAACACCTGTTTAAACAAAGGTTCCATGCCTTCTAATCGTCCATTTAAACGGGCTATTTCTTCTCGAAGGGCGGCGCTTTCTCCGGCACTTGGAAGGTGCTTAACGTGGCTGTCAATTTCATGCACCTTATCGCGTAGCTTGTAGTGCTCAATCTGATGGTCTTTGAACTTCAGTTCGTTTAGTTTGAAGCGCTCTTCCTGGCTGTTAACGTGCGCTGCTAACTCTGTCTTTGTCGCGAAATACTTGCTCAGCCAATAAAGTCCAGCCATCAGCATTACTGATACAAAGAACGAATAAATTTTCCAGTTGTCGTTAAGGTGGCTTACTACATGTTCCATGCTATCGATTCCCGTTCTCTACATCTTGTTGGCAATCGGCGCAGCGCTGAGCATCGACTATTATTCTGCGGCGTTGAGTTATATCGGCATCACAGCGCACGCATAAAGGTGCGCCATTCTCATCAGTTTTAATGGGTGGTGTAGGTGTTACTTGGTTAGGCCTAAAGCGCGTGGCCATTCGTTTAAAAGGGGCGCTGGCTTTATGTGCCATATCCGCTGCATCCATCAGCTGGCTCCCTGCTTGCTGAATTTATCCCATGTTCTAAAGCCAAACCAAGCAAGCACTGGCGAAGCGATAAGTAGCGCTATCTCCCAATTGGCACCACTGCCATGGTCGAAGGCATTGAGCAACTCCATTACAAAGATATACGCCACTGTGAACCAGCTGTGCCGCCGCGCAATTTCAGGGCGAAATGTTTTAATTTCTTTACCCGAACGCAGAGTTTCTTGCTGCTGAGTATGCATCCCCAAATCATGAGCTAGCCTGGCTTTCTCTCGCTCGGCTTCAATTTGTGCTAGCCCTAGCTCAATTTCGCCTACAACCTCTGGCGGTAAGCTGTCTACGGTGGCCTTTACCTTGGCTACGCTACTTGGCGATGTGTCGCCGTTAACTGCCTCTACGACATCGGCAATGGTGTGTGCCACCTTTTCCGTCGCACCACCTTTACGCTCACCAAAGAGGCGAATCAGTGACGGACCATATTTAATGAGGGCTGAAATTCCTGCAGTGGCTAATAAAGACATTAAGCATGTGCTCCAAGTTGTTTACGTATTTTAGTGATGTGTTGCTCGGCATTCAGTCGCTGAGGTGTCTCACCATTGTCTAGGTAAGCTTCCAGCTCTTGACGCGTCACACTATTCCAGCCCTGCCGCCAGTACCAATGAGCAGTAGCGCGATAGCTGCTTTCAGGCAACAGCGTAAGGGTTCCCGAAGTTCTCGCTTGTTTCTCGGCTTTAAAACGAGCACGGCGACCCGTGTTAAACCATTCTTGGTTAAATTTGCTTACGGGCATGGTGGTGTGCTCAAGTCTGATGGCGTTAGGCAGTAAAGATATGCATGAGCGTTGTCTAAGTAGTGTTGAACTGTGCCTTTACCTGCCATTGAGTTGTAAAACTGTTTCCAGTACTCCGCGCGCCCTCGCAATGACGAAGGGATTGGCTCTGGCCGTAAGCGATAATGCAGACGACAGAATATGAAACTTAGTAAAGGGTCATTGGCTAAGTGAGGATGCTGTAATTTTGTGATGTCGCAACCGAAGTGCTTATCGATAAGATAAATAAAACGTCGGGGTGTACGCTGAATAATGTCTTTGAATGCAATGGCGTCATGCTGACATAGCCCCATACCTGCACCGACTGGCGTAGGGTCTTGATAAAGACCAAGACACGTTTCGGCTGCAGCAGTTTCAAGCAGCAAGTTAGTAGCGTAGCCGTGCGAGCCATGTCCCAGCACATTACAAACTTGATGTGCTAAAGAAAGAGCTTGAATTTTCGACTTAAGGCCGTAGTAGTAAGTGGAATTTTCTTGGTTCATGCCGCCATCGTAGCGATGGCGGTGAGATAGGTGGGATTAGTCTGGGTTTAGGTTAACTTTTAACTTCAACTAAAAAACGTTTGAGCGCATGGTATGACTTACTATCTTTACCATTGTCTATGATAGCGTCCTCTATTGTACCGTCGGGCGTTTCAACTCGCATCCACACTCTACTGGCGTTTTCTATGCTCTCAAGGGTTTCTAGACCCACTGAAAAAGCTTTCGAACTATTTCGCGTGTAGCCATCGACGTCGTAACTTGAAACAAGTTGGCTTTCTTTAAGCGTGATAATGTCACCATCAATATTTAACTGCGCACCAAAAATTGGGGTAACGTCATTGAATACTTGCACGATCATAAAAGCATCATCTGGATACTTACTGTTCCATTGCAGACCGAAGCCAGTGCAGGTCATGTAAGTGCATGCGTTACCGTGCGGTGCGATATTAACAACTTTTGAATTATCAAATCCAGAATGACTGACTTTTGGGGCTAGCCCAGACGTATTTGAACATGCGCCAATGGCTAAAACAGAAAGTAACACTGCAGTTCTAAACATATTAAACTCCTTTTAAAAGCCAGTAGAATGGATCGCATTTTGAATTCAGTCAAATTTAAACTCCACCTTTCAATAAAAAGCCCGCACATGGCGGGCTGGCGTTTATCGACTTAGCGTATCGATTAGCTTTCCTTGCTGCGACTGAAGGTAGTCGAGTAAAACAGCGAGTTTACGCGTAGAACATATTCCCTCGGGTACTGCACCCAACAATTCGGCGAGCGCCTCTTGGCATGTGGTAAGCGTGTTTAGCTCTTCTAAAAAGTCTGTGTTGTCCATTTGCATTACTCCTTGCAAAAATAAGCGTGAGAGATACCGATAATTTCGCTCTCCCAGTGGATGCCTTCATAATCTGCCAGCCATTTGCGGGCTGTTTTATCATCCTTTTTGAAACCAGCAGCCGCCATTACATTTGTTTTATTCGCCCCCGGATGTTGACGAAGGTACTGGACAACGTTTTGTATGAACTGGTGCTTTTTATGCTCGAAGTATTTATTGCTGGGTGTTTTTCTCGTACTGGCCTTTTTAGTGTGCGACAGCTGCTGTTCTAACAACTGGGCTTTGTCGCGGTATAGCTGCAACAACTCGCCTTGCAAGTCTTGATTGGTAGCCTGTAATGCTTGTACTGCACTGTTGTCGAGCTGACTGCTTTGCAGTGTATCGGCCATTTGATTGAACGCATTGATGTAAGCTTCTTTTATGGCGGCGGCTTGCTTGCCTGTAAAACCCATCACCAAGAACATGAAACCGTCTTTAGTGACGTTATACATAGGCAGCTTACGACCCGTTGTATCGGTAAATTCACTGAGCGAAAAATTTCGCTCAGTGAAGAAGGTTGAACAATCAAGCCTTCTTATTTTTGCTAAGACATCTTTATGCGGCTTATCGAAAACTTCTGCAATGCGTGTTGACGGAGTATAGAGTTGATTCTCTTTCACAGAGATGTAGTGGCGCAAGTCCACGTCTGGGAGTTGATTGACCATAATGGTCTCCTTTGTGTTTTTAGTTAACGCCTACCAGTTAGTAGCTGGTAGCCGGGTGTCAACTGAAGCCACAAAGAGCTCCGGGCCTATTTCCCTTGCGGGTGTTGTATTAACGCCTCTCCACCCGGCCATTGAAAATGGACGGATCTATGCCTAACTTACAGGCATAAAAAGGCCGCAAGGCTTTCGGGTGCGGTTGTCCGCTTTGTGGTTTCAGTGCGGCAACCTTAATCCCGTGCGTGCGGCGTGTCAATGTTTCCTTATGCAAATGATTGGGTATTTGTGCAAAACGTGTAGAAGGTCTACAACAGCTACAACTACAACAATTGGTAAAATATACGGGTGTGGCGTTTAGAGCTTTTCCAGTAAATACCGTCGTATTTTTCTAGTCGAGCGCGCGCGGTCTTATCATCTTTTGCATATCCAGCAGCGTTAAGAAGGTCGCCTTTTCCAACTTGGCCTTCTCGAACTAACACGTGCTTAATCTGGTTTACGAACTCAAGGTCTTGCTCTGAAGCTTGCGCTTCAATTAAGTCTACCTCTTCTAGCTCTAGCGTATTCGGGTCGATATCGAATGCTTTGTCGACAATGGCGGCACGTTCTTTCCTGACCTCAAGAATCACACCTACGCCTTCAGCAAGCTCACGCTTCTTAAGCTGATACATGTTGTCTAGGCTATTTCGTATTGCATTACTGCCTTGGTAGTTGCGCCCGTCTTTGTTGCTGTGGCCCAGTATTAGAATGGTACCGCCTGCCTCGCGAATGTCTTTTAGCATGCTCATAACCATGCCTACTTTGGCTTCATTGTTTACATCGGCAAAGTCTCGCAAGCTATCCACAAAGAAGATCATGTCTTCAAACTGATTGGCGGTAGCGTTTTCGGCAAGGGTTCGCAGCAGCTCAAACGGGGGCAGGGGGCTTTTGCTGCGCTGTACATAATGCAAGTTGGAGTATGGCGCTATCAGCAGCTCGTGTACCTTTCGTTCTTTTAGCACGCTTAATGGGTTGTCGAAGTCGAGGTAAAACACCTGCTTCATTCGAACCGCGCAGTACTTTGCCAGTGCGAACGCTAACCAGCTTTTGCCGTTCCCGCCATCGGCATACACCATGGTCATCATGCGCTTGGTAATAAAGCCCTCAATCACGAAGTCGATTTTTTGATTGAAGTCGGCTTCGCACAGGCTTGCTTGGGTGAGTATTTGGAGCATTTATTGGTCCTTTCTTATTAGAGTTCTTCTAGCGCTTGGTATTTGATGGTGTGATACACGCCGCCAAAGTGTTCGATGTCTTCTTCTGAAAACCCAGCGGCGATCAGATGGTCTTTTGTTAAGCTTTCAAACAGTTTGAACAACAGCTTAGAGCCGCGCTTCGACAGTTCGACACAGCCAAACAGTTCATCCATTGGAATATCTTCTGGCTCTGTTATTTTTTCTGACATTGGTTTTTCTCCAGATAGTTTGTTGTTACCGCCGTAAAGCAGTTTGTTTAATAGTGGCGTTACCCGTAAGCCTTCGACCTGAATTCGTCGTACCGTTTCTGTGACAACGTTTTCAGGAAGGCCCGTTTTAACCGCCAGTACATAGTTACGTTCCACCGCTCTGCCATCCAAAATGATGTTGAGCTGCGTTTGTGTAATGGTGTGGCCGAGTATGACGAGGCTCATTGCAACTGTTCCAAAATCTTGCGACGCTCATTTTCAACATCGCTCATATCGATTCCGAGATACTCATAGATAAATTCACTGAGCTTTATGGGGCACGCTTCAAATGTATTGTTCTCCCAGCAGCCAAATTGAACTCCTTTTTCTCGCATGAACTCTACAAAGCCTTCAATGGTTTCAAGCTCGCTACTTTTGGCAGCTAATTTGTCTAATTCAGGGAACAGTCTTTTACTCATAGTTCATAACCTTTTATTGCATGTTTAAAAGACGATCTATTTCTGCGGCCAGTAAAGCTCCAGCTTTAGTGAGCTCGCGAACTCTTGAGTCAACAGAGTGGTCCTGCCCAGGCTTCCAAGATTCAACACCCCAAGGCCAACCTTTTGGCTTCAAACCCATTGCTGCTTGCACGTGCACCGACTCTCTAATTTTGGGTGAACTGCCACCGACGATGGCGTAGCAAATAGCGGCACTGGTTAACTCACCTGGCTTGTAAAGTGAGTCCAGCGCTAGGGTGTAACCCTCTTCATTAATCTGTCTTGCTCTTTCTGCTGTTATCAGTTGTATGCCTGTTTTCATTGGTTTTCCTACAAAAGCTGTGGTTGGATTTTGTTGCGATATTCTTCACGTTTGGTGCGCAGAATTTCGTAAACACGAATTTGGTTAAGTTCAGGGCAGTATTCTTTGCGAATTTTTTCTACTGGCCAGTTGTGTTTATGCCATAAACGGAACATTTGAATGTCGCGCAGTTCCTGTTGCAGACGTTCGCCTCGTGGCAAGTATCTACACTCGCCGCCTTGGTAGTGGGCAATTTCAGCTATCAACTGGCAGCTCAGCTTGTACGCCTTGTCGCCGTCAATGTTTGCCTTGTTAAGACGTCGCTCACAAATAAGAACCAGTGCCCACAAGTGCTCTTTGTATCTGGCCATCGCCAGCGCTTTGTCGTCTGCCATTTCCGGCAAATTTTCTAGCAGCGCGTCGAAGTCATCATCAAAGTCAAAGTGGTTCTGGTCACTCACGGCAATAACTCCTCAAACGCACTTTTCACGTAGTCGTAGGGCGCGTTTTCTGTGGGCCAAACCTTTCTGTGACCTTTCAAAACGGTATATCCGTTGGCAATAAGCGCATTCGCCATTTCACGGCGGTGCCAGTTTTTAAGTGACTCCAACACCCTTTCTAGCGGTGCACCTCTAAGCCAGCCCACATGTGACACATTCACCATGCGCGATACATAGGCATCCAGCGCACTTTCAGAGCCATCGCGCACAAAACCGTGTTGATACATGGTTATCCAAATGGCGCGCACCTTGTCTATTTCAGTGCCTTTAGATTTTGGCGATAGCCTGCGTCCTGACGGCGCTTTTCTCGTTTTGAAACCTTTGGCCTTCATTTCATGCATAACCGTTTCCAGCTGCTGCACGCTCATGCCTGAACAAGAGTCGGTACCCGTTACACGATTAAGTAAGCTGCGGTAACTTTCCTCGTCCATTCGTAACTGCGCTTTAGCAACATGAATTTTGGTAATTAATCCGCGTTTGATAGACATTTATTCGTCTCCAATTGGCAAGCTGTCAGCCGCGCCTTGAAAAAACGCTTGAGCAAACAGCAAGGCTGCAACCAAAAGAGAAACCACACCTCCCCAGTTGTATCCGAAGTAAAAGCAATACGCCGTGGCGTAAAGTGACATCATAAATAAACAAAGTCGTAGCATGGTTATCTCCTTTCCCTAAACAAAGCACTGAACATTTCAACGCTTTGGTTAAGGGCCCCGAAGGGCCGCTCGTTATTTAGCTGGCATTATTTCTAGCCACTTTTCGTTGTTGCTTTCGTCGTGATACACATTCATCACGTAAGTTTCTTCTACTCCATCAACGTCTGGCGGCAGCTGCGCAACGGCTTCGGCTATCTCTCGCTTCGAGCCAATGTGGGTTCGGCTAAGCACTTTCGGTTGATTGCTCATTTTTCAATTCCTTGTTGGTGTCAGTAGTAATGTCTGAGATATCCAGTGCAAGCTGGCGATACGTGCCATCTTCGAGACGGAAATAAATGCGGAAGTACTCAGCACTGCTATCAACCTCAATGGCATCAGCCAGTGCGGTCATAGCTAATTGCCATTGCTCGTCTTGAATGTTGTGTTGGCGAAGGCTTAACACCTTGGCAGCGCTAAAACGCCCGTGCTTATCGGTTTTAAAAGCACCTTGCACAATGGCTTGGAGATTCTTGTTGCTGCCTTTCGACCAACGTTTGATGCACTCGTCAATCATTGCTTTTGCGGCAACAAGGTTTTCGTTGAAACACAATCTGTCTTGACGGCTGCGCTCAATCTTTATGCGACGGTCAAAACTATAAAGCGTGACGTTGCCCTTGGTACCGCCTAGGCGTTTGTCATAATTTTTCATTGCGTGACTTACAAACTCAGCAATGTCTCGTTTCAACTTTTTGGTGAACGCTTGTAGTTCGTCATGAACCAGAATTGCGTTAATAAAGAGCTCTCTTGTTAATTTGTCGCGCTCAATCTCAAGCGGCTTAATGCGGTCTTTACGACGCAGGTTGCCCTCACCATCTTCCATAAACCCAGTCGGGGCTTCTGGTTTTGCAATTTGATAAAGCTTGTCGATAGATGTCATGCGTTTAATTCCTGTTGTGGTTCTTCATTGGTTAAGTGCCACTGCACCGTGCAGCCGTATAGTCGTGTAGCCATCATGTGACATCGGCCAGTGTGCGTACCCGTAATTGAAATCAATGTTCCTTTTACTCGCTTGTCTCTTGGCGGGAGGATATTGATAACGGTGGATGTGTCTTTGATAGACAGGCCAGTGATGGCACACCCTTGTTTGATGAGGTGCGTCATCGCCAAGCTCGCCTTATCCACTCTTTTCTTAAAAGCAGTGTTGTAAGCGTTCATTGCTTGCTCCTGTGTATGCAGTTTTGGCACGCTCTAAAAAGCCTGACGCGCTGCGGGTTACTTGCCGAAAACGGTCTTATCTGTTCGTTTAAACAGCGTTTAACCGCTATTGAACCAAGCACTGGACAGGTCACTGTTAAATTTGCGTACGCTGCCAGTACTTTCTTTTCAATGTTGCTAATGCTCCCTGGGTACTTTTCATTCAGCACCTGAGAAAGCGTGGTTTTGCTCATACCCGTGTCTAGCTCAACCTGACGACGGCCCAGTTCCTTGACCTTGTTTGTTAATAATTCATACCAATCCATGTTTCCTCACTTAGTCGCCGTGGTAGCCACCACTAGTTTTTTGAGGTTCTGGTCGTACAAGCCTTCCTGTCTTGCAATCGGGTACATATGGCCCGTGTTGCTCAACAACCTGTAGCGGTTATGCCAGCCTCGGCGTCTTGCCATTGGTGCTCGCTTGTTGAACGAGCTAATTTTTACAACATACTGAAAGCGGCACAGGTCGGTGAGGTAGCGCTCCACACTGCTTTTGCTGCATTGCGCCAGTGCCATAATTTCAGGAATGGTGAACACTTCCAGGTACCGCATTGCTTGCCATATTTTTTGGCGCTTTGACTTTGGCTGCGGACTACTTTTGTTCTTTCCTGGCAAATACGGTTTTGCGCGAGAAACTTTGGCGTAAACGACCGGATTAGCTCTACGGTTAACTGTTGTTACCGCACCAAGCTGTTTCAGGTGGTCAATAACCATCTGCGCTTGGTGCAACGTGACTTCCATTTCCTTCGCCAGCTCAGTCGAGTGAAAGTCTGGCTGTTCTTTTATCCACTCCCAGCTACGCTGGCTGAGGGTTTGCGACATATTTACAGCTCCGCGACAGGGAAGAATTGACGGCCAGCCCATTGATCAGCATCAATGCTTTTTAGGCTGTTTGACTTGGCGAACTTTTCAATGCTGGCAAGCCCCGTAGTGATGCGACGAAAGTTACCCCTTGAGGCATCTAACAGTTCTTGCAGTAAGTCGGGTGCAATGACGGTGTGCTCTACCAGTTCACTGGCCATGATAGAAATGTCTTCCTCGTCGGCCTTTTGAAATTGCACGTGCTGGCTGATGCGCCCAAACAATTGGGGAAGGCGCTTAATTTTCTTGGGCAGGTGTTCATACCCAATTAGAACAATGGGCACGCCTGACAAGTCGTAAATATCGCGAATGGTTTCTAAAACCTCGGTCTTGTCGGCAAGGTAATCGGCCTCGTCTATGAACAGCGGTTTGCCAGTAAGCGCCAGTTCTCTAACGATGAAGTTAATCATGTCTGCCTTACGCTGGCGCTTGTCTAGCCCAAGGTCTTGCGCTAGTCGCTCCAGTAGCGTACCCATGGTGTCGCTTTTTAAGCAGCGCACTAAAATGCCGTCTGCCTGGACGAATAAAAAAGCGCCTGCTGTTGTTTTTCCAAGCCCCGCTTGACCTGAAAACAGGGCCATAGCTGGAGAGCCTTCTTGTGCGGCCTGTTCCACGGTTTGGTAAGCGTCAAACGCCGCCATAACGTTTTTAGTTTTTGCTGTGATTGCCTTCATTGGTTATTTTCCTTTGCTTTCGGTTTGGGTAAAAAGTTTGTCTAGCATCTGCGCCGAACGTCTGTTCTCACGGCGGTACTGATGCAGCCACGCTTTTTCGGTGGGGCCTAAGCGGCCATCTATATTGAGTTGTGTGTAATGACGAGCCTTGTGGTGCTCGTTTTGGTAGATAGGGTCGCCACTGTTTAGAATTGTCTCTATTGCAGTAAGCTCGTCTCTGCGCTGCGCCAGTTCGTCTTTGCGCTCTGCTGAATAACCTTCTGCTTTCGGCTCTGCCTGTGAAATAGAATTTATGATCCCGGATGAAACCTGTTGTGAGGGTTTCGGGAATGAGGTTAGCCCTTGAGTCTGTGACTCTCGGTACGCCAAGAACTTATGCGCCACATCAGACACGTCGTATTCTTTAGCCGCTTGTTTGATGGCGTCGCGCTCACGACGAAGTCTGGCGCGCTGAATTCGCTTCGCTTCCTGGGCATGTGACATTGTAATGTCGTTATCGACCAGCTCAGGGTTAAATGCCTCGCAGATAAACTCGCGCTTAACAGGATCGAACACATAGATTTTGCCGATGTCATCAGGGTTGAACCTACAGTGAACACGTTCGCCGATATACGCGCCAAGCTCAGCGTGAATGTAGTCAACACCCTCAACGCTAATGCCTTCTTTGCCGACAGTTCTAAAGCCTTTTTGACTGGGCACGGGGGCAAGCAGCACGTCAAGCATCCGCTCATTATCTAAACGCTTGATGGTTTGTCTGTGCTGGGTGTACTTCTCAAATGGCGTACATTTAAGTTCGCTGTGCTCGGTATGATCATAATGATGGTCAAGCCAAGAGTTAATGAACCGTTCAAAATCATCCGATGATATAGACACGTCCAGCGCGACTCTGTCTGCGCCTTTTTCGCGTCTTTCAATTAAGCGTTGAGCAAATGAGAGGCGCGCGCTTATCTTTTCGCGATCACTTACGTTATGCCCAATAAAACCCGATAACATTTCAGCGATACCGTGGCTAAACGTTCTGAAAAAGCGCTCAATGAATGGCTTTTCCCATCCGCTGTACGGGTTGGTAATTTGGTTGTGAATGCCCAGCGCATCCCAGATTGCGAAGATATGTGCAGAGCAGTAGTCAGCACCATTGTCTGTTCGTGCGACTTCGGGAATACCCCAGTCAAGAATAGTATTGCGGATCAACAACGCTATACCGTCTGCATTCGAGGTAGGCTTTAAAACAACTTTTACACGGCGCGTGAAAACGTCGATAACACCTATTATTGAATACCGTCCGTCGGTTAGCATTACATCAGCTGGCGTACTATCGAACTCCCAAAGCTGGTTAATGCGTTCAACACCAGCACTGCGGCTGCCGAACGCTGCCATGTGTTTGTTCTGCCACCCACTGGCATCCATAAGAGATAGGAAAGTGGTTTTGTTTTCATCTTTCCATTTGCGTAGCCAATCGCGGCACGATGAAGGTGAGGGGGTTGGGTATTTGCCGCCAAACTCCATTTTTAAAAGCTCTGCTAAGCGCTGCCCTTTAATGTGTGGGAATTGGTGGATTAGCGCGACAGAGTAGCGTTTTAACTCTGACGTACTGTCGATTATGCTTTTGCCTTTGGTCTTGCCATAGCCTGTAATAAGACCTTGAAAACCGTTTTTGTCGTAGCTTTTCTCCCAACGAAGAAGTGTTCTGTAGCTTAGGCGAGGTTTAAAGCGATAGTGAATTTCGTTAATGTCTAATTCGCGGTTATTGTAAAGATCAATAAAGGCATTCCAGGCTGTAACCTTACTGCTACTTTTACAGGCAAATTCTTGGGCGAGTTTTAGTATAAAAAGGGATGTACTGGCGCGTTTGGCATTTTCATTTTGGAACGACGCTTCCAATAAGCCGTGCTTTCTGGCGTCTTGAACCGTGCTTTTTTCTACGCCCTCAATTGCGCTTTCCAATGCCTTCTTGTTTTTTGCTTTCGCAGCAAGTGAGTTTGGATTGAAGACATTTTCAACCGCATTAGCAACATCAGACGGAAGACCTTCAATACGATAATGTGGAACTTTGCCACCTAGACCAGCAAGCAACTCGTAGGGCCAGTTCTCGCTCTTGGCTCGCAAGCTAACATTCCGTTTGGTGATGTTAAGTGCTTGAGCAATTTCCTTGGCAGTAAATAATTTCATAATAGGTTCTCGGAAGATTGTGGGATATAAAAGTGTCTCAAACGCTTTTCGCGTCGTGAGTTTCTTTTACCGCCTGCTTTGCTACAATCTTGCTGTGTAGAAACCTGCGACGTGTACCATTAGCGTGATAACGAGAAGGCCAAATCTCCTTTGGGTGCATCCCTAGAGCTTTAGCGATAACGGCTTCGGGTTTTGCATAGGGTCTGTGCATTGCTGTATCGCAAGCCCGAGCAGCTAGGCCATTTTGAGTAGAGAGCTCCTTTAAAGTGAGCTCTTTTTTACGTAGTGCAGCGACGATGTCTGCTGGGTGCCAATCTTTTTGGTACAT